TCGATAGAAAATTTGATATTAGAAGTGAGTACGGTTCAACTATCTTTGACGACAGAGGTAAGTTGAGCGTAGAGAATTTCGAATATACTGTCGAACCTCAAACTTATCTGGCTGTAATGATAGACCTACAAGAGCAGGTTGATAATCTCAGGAAAGATGTCAAGCAGTTAAAGAAAATCGTAGGTTGGTCTAGTGGGTATGACGACCACGGTTGGGACAAGGAGGAGGTGTCTAGTGAATGAGAAATCACTAATAAGCAGACTAGCGGAGGCTTACAATAAGACCGCTTATACATACTTTGTGACTGATGGTGAAGGTAACTGTATGGCAGAGGGTATGACCGAGGTAGACGCTAGGGTCTATGCTATGAAATATGGTTACTCTATTGGTAGGACAGAGGTAAATAGCAGTTCACCGGTGAACCTCAATTCTGAGGGTGTAGAGATTAGCTATGAGAACAAAGACATTCTAAGTGAGGAGGATTTCGAATGAGATGTAGATGTTGTGATAGACTATTGACCGAATGGGAGTCTAAAGCTAGAGACCCTAAAGACAGGTCCCAATTTTTAGACATTTGTGGTATTTGTAGATATAAATCTAGTCATTATATGGAGGAGGAGGAAGTATTAAAAAAAGAAGACATTAATATTGATTCTGGGTGAAAGTGTAGTATAATATTACTATAGATAAAAATAAAGTGACAATCATAATGGTTATCACTTTGTTTTTTTCTTTAGTGTGATTGTTTACATCTTAGGTGAGTCTATGAGACCCGCCCACCTAAGTTTTTTTTCTACAGGGTCTTGGAGTATAATTATGGTAACTAAAGGAATAGCAAAGTACGTCTATCTTGATAGCACGGAAAAATTTCAAGGTGAGGACACTGGTAAGTACACACTTACTGTCGCCCTTGACTCTAAAGAAGCTAAGGCTCTAGAGAGTGAAGGTGTTAAGGTTCGCACTATCAAGACTGAGGACGGTGGCTCTTATAAAGCCCGTAAATTCTCAACAAAATATCCTCTCTCTTTTGAAATGATTAAGACTGCAGACGGTGAGTCTATAGGTCACGATTTTGGAGCAGAGAGTGTCGTTGAGGTACTATGGAAAAAAGGCAACGAACACCCTCAACACGGTGTAGCTACCTATCTCACTGCAGTCAAGGTACACGAGCGTACTGAAGGCTACAGGTCTGCTGATGAAGAGACCGGTGAGTTCTTCTCTGCATAAAGTCTCTACATTCGTAGAGCATCAGCCCTGCCCTGCCTGTAGAAATACAGGTGGGGATAGGTCAGGTGATAACCTATCGGTCTATTCTGACGGTCACGGTTATTGCAATGCCTGTGGACATTATCAAAAAGATGTCACCGGTGACAACAATTTTGTAGAGGAGGTAAGTATTATGCAAACAATAACACCGAGAGGTGTATCTAATGCGTCAATTAAAGATAGACGTATATCATCTAAAATCACATCTAAGTTTGGTGTGACTGTAAGTTACGACAAGAAAGGTCAGGTAGAAAAACATTACTACCCATACTACGACTCTAGCGAGAGCAATAGGCTACTCGGCTATAAAGAGAGAACTGTCGCAACAAAAGAGTTTCAAATAATAGGTACTAATAAAGGTTCAGGTCTGTTCGGTCAGGAAGCTAATCGTTCAGGAGGTAAGTATCTAACTATCTGTGAGGGCGAACTAGATGCCCTTTCCGTCAGCGAAATGTTCGACGGTAAGTGGCAAGTGGTCTCTCTAAAGAATGGAGCGTCATCATCAGCACGAGATATTAAGGACAATCTAGAGTACATCGAGTCTTTTGATAATGTCGTGTTATGTTTCGACCAAGACCAAGCTGGATTTGATGCTATAAAATCTTGTCAGGATATTATATCTGTTGGTAAACTAAAGGTCTGTAAGCTACCTATGAAAGATGCTAGTGAGATGCTGATGGCAGGTAAGGTCAGAGAGTTCACTAATGCTTGGTGGTCAGCAGAGTCCTATACGCCTGCAGGTATTGTTAAAGGTAGTGATACTTGGGAACATCTACTGAAGGATGAAAATATCGTGACTGTAGATTATCCTTATCGAGGTCTAAATATGCTGACTTATGGGTTCAGAGAGAAGGAACTGGTAACTATAACAAGTGGTGCAGGTATGGGTAAGACGAGTCTTGTAAAAGAACTGGAAGCATACATACTAAATAGGACTGATGATAATCTAGCAATAATCCACTTGGAGGAGTCTATCGAGAGGAGTGTTAAAGGTCTGATGTCTATTGAGGCTAACTTACCTATCCACATACCTCAGTATGAGAGAGAGTTAAGTCCTGAAGCTAAAAAAGACTTATGGCAAAAATCTGTTGGTAATAAGAATGTATATTTCTATGACCACTTCGGTAGTATGTCGGAAGACTCTCTACTCAATGTGATTAGAACTTATGCTAAATCTTATGACTGTAAATGGATTGTCTTAGACCATCTATCTATCGTTGTCAGCGACCAAGACGGTACTCTAGATGAACGAAAGACTATTGATGCTATTATGACTAAGCTTAGGAAGATAGTGCAAGAGACGGGAGTTGGATTATTTCTCATCTCTCACTTGAAACGACCACAAGGTAGAGCACACGAGGATGGCGGACAGATAAGCTTATCAGAGTTAAGAGGTTCATCCTCTATCGCACAACTATCTGACATAGTTATAGGTCTAGAACGCAATCAACAGGATGATGACCCTATCATTCGTAACCAGACTACATTGAGGGTTCTGAAGAATAGGTTCTCAGGTTTAACTGGTAAAGCCTGTAAGTTACAATATGATGGTGATACTGGTAGATTAACGGAGGTAGAAGAAGATGTCGAAAGCTTTTTTTGATATAGAGACTGACGGACTCAATGCTACTCGAGTACATTGCATCTGTGCGATGCTTGATAATAATGAGCCTACTGTTTACAATTTTATAGGAGGAAATATATATGGAAATTTTCGAGACTGGCTGGCATCAGAGAATGTCAACACGCTTGTGGGACACAACATTATTAACTTTGATGTTCCTATTCTGCGTAGGCTTAGTGGGATGGATTGGGATTTTAATCTTCGGGACACTCTCGTACTTTCTAGACTACACAACCCTAGCCTTGATGGAGGTCACTCTCTAAGAGTTTGGGGTGAGAGATTACATAATATCAAGGGTGACTATCAAGGTGGATGGGAAGAGTATAACCAAGAGATGTTGGAATACTGTCAGCAAGATGTCCGAGTCACTAAAACATTATACAAACACTTGGAGCTGTGGAGACATCAGCACGACAACGATGAGGCAGTAGATTTAGAACACGATACTGCTGATATCATAAGAGAACAGACCGATAATGGTATGGTCCTAAATGAGGAGCGTGCTTATGAATTACTCGCTGAGATGAAAGAGAAGGTATTAGATATAGAGGATGAGGTACACAAGAGATTTGAACCTCTGCCTGTATGGATACCTCTCGTACATCCTAAAGAAAAGAAACACAACAAGGATGGCAGTATATCTAAGAGGTATCAAGCACAGCTAGACAAGGGTGCTCACTGGAGAATTTTAACTGAGAAGGATAATGACTGGGGCTACTACGAGTATCCTGAGTTCAACCTTGGTTCTCGTCAGCAGATAGCTAAGTATCTACAACACTTCGGTTGGAAGCCCAAAGCATTTACTGATAAGGGTAATGTGATTGTAGACGAGAAGGTTCTTAAGTCTGTGGATATACCCGAGGCACAATTGATTGTGGATTACTTGACACTCACTAAGCGTATAGCTATGGTCAAGAGTTGGGTAGAAGCCATTGATGAGCATACTGGAAGGGTACACGGCAATGTCAATTCTTGTGGTGCAATTACAGGACGAATGACTCACTCCAAACCTAACTGTGCTCAAGTCCCTGCGACTAAGTATGATAAGGACGGCAATGTCTTATGGGGATTTGAGGGTGGCTATGGTGCTGACTGTCGTGACCTATGGACTGTGCCTAAAGGGTACAAACTGGTGGGTGTAGATGCTAGTGGTCTAGAGTTGAGGATGTTAGCACACTATATGAATGATGATAAGTACACCAATGAGATACTTACTGGTGACATACATACTGCTAATCAGAAGTCAGCCGGACTTAGAACTAGAGACCAAGCCAAGACATTTATCTATGCGTTTCTATATGGAGCAGGTGTTTTGAAACTAGGTTCCGTGGCAGGAGGAGGTGCATCTTTAGGCACTCAACTCCAGAAGAACTTCCTTGATAATACTCCGGCATTGAAACAACTTAGGACTAATGTCCAGAGGAAAGCTAAGAAGGGATGGGTGAGAGGTTTAGACAACAGGAAACTACATATAAGGTCTGAACATTCAGCACTCAATACTGTACTCCAGAGTGCAGGTGCAATCATAATGAAGAAAGCATTGATACTTCTGGATGAGTATGCAAAGCAATACAAGATAGACTACAAGTTTGTACTTAATGTACACGATGAGTTCCAGTGTGAAGTCAGAGAAGACCAAGCAGACTTCTTCGGAGGTCTAGCAGTTGGTTCAATAGTACGAGCAGGTAAATATTTTAACTTAAACTGTCCTTTGGACGGTGAATACAAGGTAGGTGAAACGTGGCAACAGACGCACTAAGAACCTGTAAAGATTGTAATCTTACTGCAAACACTGAGGAAGAATTAAATCTATTTGTAAAATGTAGTAGACACACTCACGGTAGAAGAAACTTATGCTACAAGTGTGAGAACAAAAGAGATAATGCTTGGCGAGCTAAAAATGGCGAGTCTATATTGCGTAAAAGAAGAAAGCATTATGCAGAAAAAGTATATGGTACAACCTATAAAAAATACCAAGAAAGAATGGCGAGCAGTGACAAGTGTGAAGTGTGTGGTAGCAAAGATAAACTTTGTTATGACCACGACCACCAGAATATGCAGTTCAGGGGTGTGCTATGTAATAAATGTAATAGGTCTATAGGTATCTTAGGTGATACAGTAGAATCAATACAGAAAGTTTTATTCTATTTAACCAAGGAGAAACAACAATGAATACAGATACAACAGTAAAGTATAAAAAGAAACAGGTAGTTATTACTATAAGCAAAGATAACTATCAAGAACTTTGTGATGGTTATAACAAACTAAGAAGTGCGAATCAAATGATTTGTGAAACACAGGATTTATATCTTAGTGATTTAAGGAACCTAGAAAAACTCAGTTATACTATGAGTCATTTAGGTTTTGAAAGAGGTGAACATTATTGGAGTGATGTTACTATTCCAAAGGAGACTAAGTAATGAGTACAGATACAATAGTAAGCGACATATATCGTATGATTGACACCAAAGAAATTACGGAAGGTGTGGATGTCGAGCAGGTAATAGAAACATTCGGTGAGAATGTTAAGAATATATTACGAAACAATATCACAGAGAGTAAGTTTGATAGACGCAAACTCCGTATGTCTAACATAGGTAAGAAGGATAGACAGTTGTGGTATTCTTATAATGGATATAAGGGTGAGGAACTTATGCCTCACACTAGAATCAAATTTCTCTACGGTCACTTGATTGAAGAGATGGTACTAGCACTCACTAAACTTGCCGGTCACGATGTGACGCACGAACAGAAGCGAGTAGAAGTAGATGGTATCAAAGGTTCTATGGACTGTAAGATAGATGGTGTACTGACAGATGTTAAGTCAGCATCACCTTACGGGTTCAAGAAATTCAAGGATGGTTCTCTTATTAACGATGACCCCTTTGGATACATAGACCAAATCAAAGGCTATGCTCACGCAGAGGGTACGACAGATGTAGGTTGGTTAGTAATGGATAAGACCAACGGACACCTGACATACCTCAAGTATGATATGGCTGATGAATCTCAGTGGTACTGGACTAAGCTAAACTTCTTCTCGATAGTAGAAAGAATTAAATCTATCAAGAATATAGTTAGGTTATCTAAGCCACCTAAGAGATGTTATGAACCAGTAGCCGATGGTAAGTCTGGCAATATGAAGCTACCTGTTGGATGTAGCTACTGTTCATTCAAGCACGAGTGCTGGGGCGAAGACCTAAGAACATTCCTGTACTCTAATGGACCACGATACTTAATTAAAGTAGAGAACTTACCTAATGTTATAGAGGTGGATAAAGATGGCAACAAAGTTTCGGAGTAAGCTAGAGAAAGAATGTGCGGAAGCACTAGGCAAGGAATGGAAATATGAGCCCTGTAGGATAGCCTATACGATACGAAAGAACTACACCCCAGACTTTGTTAAGGGTAAGTATCATATCGAGGTTAAAGGGTTCTTCCGGAGTGGGGATAGACAGAAGTATAAATCAATTGCTGAACAGATGAGATTTGAAGGCAAGGAGTTGATATTTCTTATGCCCCGCCCCGATTCTAAAGTTGCGAAGGGTAATAAAATTACTTATCGTCAATGGTGTGCTAAGTATGATATTAAAATATTCTCAACTAAACAAATAAAGGAGTTAAAAAGATGGACACTGAAGGATTAGAAGTTTCCTATAAAGGAGTAGCAATGACACCAGAAGATGTCACCGGTGACAGCATTAATCCAAGTCACTATAAGCAAGGTAAGATTGAGGTCATAGATTTTATAATAGACCAGAAGATGGATTACCTAACCTCCAATATCACAAAGTATATCTGTCGCTGGAGATTTAAGGGGGAGGGTATACGCGACTTGAAGAAGGCTAGGTGGTACTTGAATAAACTTATTGAACAACAAGAGGAGGGAGGAAGTGCCCCTAACCCTAAATGAATTAAAGGAACGAATAGTTCAAGAAAACATAGACCCTTGTACTTTGTGTGAGATACTAGATGTAACAGTTGAGGATATCTTACACGAGTTCGAGGATAAATTAATAGATAAGCGAGAGGAGTTTGATGATGTTGATGATACCTACTGAGAATTTTATATTACTAATGTGTGGTCTATTAATAATAGGTGCATTTTTATTATGGCGACACGGAACCAGATGTTACGATAGGGGGATAACAGATGCTGTCCTCTTACATAGGAACGGAAGACTAAAATATAATACTTACTTAGACGATAGCGGGAGTAAGATGGTTAACATTGAAATTGAGCCGTTGGATGAAGACTAGCAAACCTCATCCTGTTAGAAACAAACTAAAGTATGCACTAAGGTATGATAGGCTTTGGCATACTAAAACTATTATTAACAAAAAGAAAGAGAACAAGAAGAGAGGAGCACACATAAATGAACACATTACCAAATGATTATCAAAATTTTATAGCCCTTAGCAGGTATGCTAGGTGGCTACCCGACAAAAACAGAAGAGAGACTTGGAAAGAGACTGTCGCACGCTACTTCGATTTTATGGAGTGGCATCTCGAAAGTCATACCAACCAAGAGTTAGTACCTAAGACTAGGAAGATACTTGAGGAAGCAGTATGTAACTTAGAAGTTATGCCTAGTATGAGAGCTCTTATGACAGCAGGTCCTGCCCTAGCTAAGAATAATATAGCAGGATATAACTGTGCTTACTTAAGCGTAGACCACCCGAAAGCATTTGATGAATGTCTATTCATTCTGATGCACGGGACTGGTGTAGGCTTTAGTGTAGAGAGACAGCATATAAGTAAACTACCCGAGATACCTGAGCAGATAGTAGAGGTCGAGGATACTATTGTCGTACAGGATAGTA